GGCCAGAAGGGCGACCCCGGCGACCTGCTTTCGCAGAGCGTCGACGACCTGCCCGACGAGTTCCTTGACTTCAAGCATGCGCGACCTCGTCGAGTTGCTTCACCAGCTCGGCCAGGAACTCGCGGGCGGCCTTGTCTTCGGGCGGCGGTGCAGGCTCTGGAACGGGCGCCCGCGCGGGTGGTGTCGCCTTGCCGAATGGGTCGTCGCTGGCGTCGCGCTTGGCCAGGGCCGCGAGGGAATAGTTCTGCTGCTGGAGATAGACCGCATTGCCGCCCGGCGTCGGGGGCAGGTTCAGCTTCCGGCGGGCCTCGTCCGGCGACATCAGCGCCTTCTCGGTGGCCTTGCCGAGCGCGTCGATCAGGGTCGCCGTGTCCATGCGCAGCAGGCTGTCGATGTCGCACTCGACGCGCTTGCCGTTCGGGATGTCAAGGCCGGTGTCCAGCGCCGACTCAAGCGACTCGATCAGGATCTGCAGGCAGCCTGAGTAATACTGCTGCTCCAGCGCCTCGACGTTGTTGTTCGTCGGCAGCGGGCCGGCGTTGATCTTGTAGAGCGGCATGCCGAAGCAGCGCGCCACGTCCTCGACGGACCACGCCAGCTGCTTGATCAGGTCGGCGTCGACCGCGTTGATGGTCATCTGCTCGTAGTGCAGTCCATCGCCGGCCACCAGCAGCCGGCCCAGGTTCTGGCCCGAAATGGCGCTCTCGGCCCGTTCCTTCAGGCGATCGGCGGTCGCGTCATCGATGGTGCCGGGCGCGGTGAGCACACCGCTGGGGCGACTCGCGTTCTGGAAGAAGGTGGCGCTGTTGGCCTGGATGCTGTTGCCCTGCGTGGCCGCCATGGCGCAGGCGATGATGGGCGACACGCCCACCAGGGGGTGCCACAGGCAGTTCATCCGGTCGTGGATGATCTCGCGCGCCGGGAAGGTCGAGCCCGTGGGAAGTTGCGCCAGGTCGTCGCTGTTGACGCTGTAGAAAATCGAGCCATCGGGCGCCACCAGTGGCGTCACCTTGCGCGGGTCCAGCGGGAACAGCCGCACCACGACACCGCGCTCGTCGCGCACCTTCAGCGCGTAGGCGTTGCCGTGCAGGAGCTTGCAAGTGATCCACCACGCGATGAACTGGATGGGCGTCTGGAAGGCGTTCGGCTTGCTCAGAACCTGCCAGAAGGGAGAGTTCGACTCGTCCTCTTCCCAGGTGCCGTCGACCCGGCGCGCCATCAGGCGAATGCCCAGCTTGGCGATGTCGTTGGAGATGCGCGTCACGCAGGCGTAGACGGCGCCGAACGTGGCGATCGAGCCGATGGGGTCGACCTGGACGCCTCGCTGCCAAGCGCCGGCGAAGATCTCGCCCACCCAGCCAGTGACCCCAGGTCGAACGGGTCGCGCCGCGCCGATCGTGGAGGTCCCGTACAGGCTCGTCAGCGGCGACACCGCCGCCTTCAGGATACGAACCAGCGCGCGGCCGGGTTGGAATGCCATGACGGTCGGTCAGGCCTGCGTGGCGTTGCGAGGCGGTCGGCCGCGGCGCGGCGCCGCAGTGACTGGCGCCTCTTCTGGCTCGGCGGCGGCTTCTTGAGCGGGCTCATCGGTCACGGGCTCCACGGCTGCCGGCTCGGCGACAGACTCAAAGACCGGAGGCGCGACAGGGGGCGCGACGCTCACGGGCGCCTGGATCTGCGGTTCCGGCGCGTCTTCGGCGCGGCCGATCTTGATGAAGTAGCCGCCATCGACGGGCGTGGCGTAGAAGCACGCACCGACGGCCACCTCATCGCCGAAGTACGTGTGTGGCTTGAGCGCCACCATGTGACGGGTGCGGTAGGTCATGGGCGCGTCTTCCGTGGAAAGGGGAAGGGCCGCCAGTTGCCCGGCGGCCCTTGGGTCAGATCAGCTCAGCGGCCGATCAGGAGGCGTAGGACTGCGCCTTGTCGATGAACTGCACGGCAGCGCTGCGACGCTTGGTCCAGTAGATCCAGCGATCGACCTTCACGCCGATCAAGCCGTTCTGCCACAGGCTCACCAGCGACTGCGCGCCGGCCGACGGGGCATCGTCCATCTGCACCGAGGCTTCGGTAGACACGTCGATCATGATCTGACCGTCGTCGGCCAGCAGGATCTCGCTCTGATCGGCCAGGATCAGGTGCTCGTCGCCAGGCGAGCCGGACGGCGCGACGTTGTTCGACACGATCACCGGCAGGCCGTAGAACGTGCCGCCCTTGACGGACAGCTCCGGGAAGGCCTTGGTGTCCTGATTCGTGCGCATCATCGACAGCCGGATGGCCATCGACGCCGACATGATCCAGACGCCCGTCATCAGGCCCAGTTCGTTCGAGGCGAACTGGGTCATGGTGTAGCGGACGTCCGCATCCAGCGCGGCCAACGTGGCACCGCTCGCCTGCCGCGGCGTGACGCCGTAGGTCAGCGAAGCCGGCGACACGTTCGCCACACCCGGATAGGCCGGGTCGATCAGGCGCTTGTCCAGGTACTGGCTCACGCCAGCGGCCAGGTCGTCGCGCACCAGGGCCACGGCGCTCGGCTGAGACAGCCGGGCCAGTTCCACGGTCAGCACGACGATGGTCGACGCCTTCGCCCAGGGCATGGTGATGTTGTCGAAGGTCAGCTTCTTCACCGGCACCGGGGCGCCTTCACCGACGAACGTGCCGCTCGTGCCAGCGGTCTGGCGCGGAATCCGCACGTTGAACGGCACGCGACGCACCTGGTTGAGTTGGCCGAGGATCTGCCGCGGGCGCAGGTACTCGATGAACTCGTTCTGCATGTCCTGGTACTGCACCAGCGGGCCGGCCCAGGTCGCATCCGAGGTCGTGCCGGCAGCGATCGCCGATTTCAGGACGGCCTCGACTTCCGGGGTGTCGGGGAAGCGCTTGGCCAGTTCCGCGGCCTGCATGATGTTGCCCTTGGCGAAGGCCAGAAGCGACACGTAGCGAACGAAGGCGGTGGCGGCCGGCAGGTTGCGGCTCACTTGGATGGAACCCGAGCCGGCGACGACAACGGCACCTTCGCCGCGGGCGACGGCGACCGGGGCGGCCTTGACGGCCATCACGGTCTCGTGCTGCTTCAGCGTCTCCAGGGTGTCGTCGATCGACTTGATGTCGGCTTCGAGTTGGACGTTCTGCTCGCGCTCGTGCTCGTCGAGGGTGCGGCCTTCTTCGACGATCGCCTTGTTGACGATCGCTTCCTTCTGGTCGGCGAGTTCCTGGCGCTTCTTTTGGAACTCGGCAATGCGTTCGTTGATGGTTTTCATGATGCGGTCCTTTCGGGATTGCAGTGGCTCAGAGGTAGACGACGCCTTTGCGGCGTGCCTGCGATCCCGAATCGCCGGGGGTGGATTCGCCGGATGCCGCCGGCGCGGGGTCGAGTCGGACGACGGAGCGGACGCCAAACGCGGCGCGCCGAATGGCTTCGTCAGCCGACTTGATTGCGGTGATGGAGCAGTCGCCATTGGCGGCCACCGTGACGGCGGACAACTCCAGCCAAAGCCACTTCAGGTAGCGGTAGCTGTAGGTCCCGTCGATGCGCGAGGACTCGATCGGCTTGAAGCCGATGGACAGGCCGCCGACCAGCTTGGCCTTCATCGACTGCCAGGCCTCGTCCAGGCGCGCCTTAAGCGTGCCCTCTTCGGTGACCAGGGCCACCTCGCCGGCGACCTCGATCCCCTTGTCGGTGACTTTGGCCTCGGTGACCCAGCCGATGGGCTGGCTGCTCATGTGCTGCCACAACAGCGGAATGGGCAGCTTGAACTGCGCGCCCTTCGGTTCGACGATGTCGCCGACGCGATCGGGGGTCGGCGTGGTCGCGATGCCGGTGAAGCGGCGCTTGCCGTCTTCTTCCTGCATCGCCTTGAACTCAAGGGCGACGAATGCGCGGTGATTCATGAGGAAAAGCCCTCGCGGAAATGAGAAAACCCGCCGGGTGGTGGGCTTCGTGGTGATGGGTAGCGGCGGCGCTTAAGCGAAAAAAAGCTGGTACTTTTTGCGGCGCGGCTTCGGGTTCATCGACATCAGTGACACCGCGTTGAACAGGCTCATGAGCGGGTCGATCTTGGCTTTGCCGCTGGCCTGCTTGGTTATCAGCACGGCATTGCCTCGGGGCTCCACCTTGGCATTGCCAACGCACCAGGCCATCAAGGGTGCGGCACCGTGCCACAACTCCCCTCCGGCCAGCTTGCGTTCGGTATCCTTTATGGCGCCGACCAGCTTCCAACCCTGGGAGATTCCGACGATTCGATCCGGGTCGAACTTGCGGGCCACCAGTTCGTCGACGATGGCGCCAATGCCAACGGCGTCAACTCCAATCTGATCCAGCAGGCCGGCGGCTTCCGTCTTCTCGACCAGGGCGGCCACGGCCTCGACGTCGTCGCCCACGCGCTCGACGATGGTCAGGTGGCCGGACGCCTGGAAGTCCAGCAGCCGCGGCGCGATCTCCTGGCGCCGCTTGAGCACGCTCTTGTGCGCCCAGGCGTGGCTCCAGTCGAGCCAGTCCTTCGTCGTCGAGTCGCGCCCGAGGATGGTCAAACCGAGCAAGTCATCCAGCCCGCCGCCGTCGATCCCTATCGTCACGACCTCGGAGCGCGCCAGCAGTTGGTCCAGCGTCAGTTCCGGCTGGCCCTGCTGCTCCCAGAAGTCGGCGCCGGCCCAGCGGTCGGCCCGCAGGTTCAGGCCGATCTCGACGTTCAGGTGTTTGGCCAGGAACTGCTGGAACGCGCCGTCTTGCTTGTGGCGGTTCTTCTGCAACTGGTCTTCGAGCCATTCCGCGCTCACCGACCGGCCCAGATTGGGGTTGGTGACGTAGAAATTCTCAGGCTCAAGGAACGCCCTGGACTCCACCATCGCCGGCGGGAACTCGTACAGCACACCGAGCGACTTGCGGTCGACGATCTCGCCGTCACGCACCTTGCGGTAGTACTCCAGTTTCTCCTTGAAGACGCCCGCCGGCGGCTCGTCGCTCTGCGTGGACAGGTAGATCACCCATCCCTCCTCGCGCGACGCCTGGCCGCCCGTGGCCTCCATGAACATCGATTCAGCATTCGGCCGCTTGCCGAAAACCCAGTGTTCATCGACCAGCACCCGGCCCGATTTCTTGCCGGACACCGCGTCCGTGTCCGCGGCCACCACCTTCAGCGAAGCATTCGTCGTCCGGTGCGTGATCGTCCGGTAGTGGTCCTGCACATGGAACAACTCGATCAGCTCGGCATCCGCGCGAACCATGCCGGCAGCCGGCTTGAAGCTGTTCTGCGCCACCTCGATAGTCGGCGCCAGAATCAAGTGCTCCTCGTCCGTGCGCCAGCACCTGATGAGCGCCGTAAGCATGATCCCGGCAGCGATGGTCGATTTCGAGTTCTTCTTGCTGATGAGCAGGAAAAACTCGCGGATCAACTGCCTTCCGGTCTCGGGATCGTAGGCGCCGAAGATCGCCGAAACGAAGTCGAAGACCCACTGGTCGGCACATTCACCGAACGTCGGCTGGCCCGGCAGGTCGACCACCTTCAGGGCCTTGAAGACATCCAGGGCCGCCGCCGCCTCGTCGGGGAACAGCGGCGCGAACGGAATCAGCGAATGCCCGGCAATCACCTTCTCCTGCCAGCCTGGGCAGGCCGTCGACCAGGTCGGCACCTTCAGGTGCCCCGGTTGTTCGCCACTAGCCTCGGAGGCGCCACTGCGGCGAACTTGCTGGTCTTGCCGGCTTCCTTCGCCGCCGCAGCCTGCGCTTCCTTCTTGCCGACTGCCGCCGGCTTGGCGTGCACGAACGGGGCGGCGATTGCAGCCGCCTGCATCCGAACGGCCAGCTTAAGCCGAGGCTCCCTGACCACGCTCAGCAGGAATTCGAGCGGCGTGTCGGCCGTGATAACCGGCTCGCCGTCTGGCTCGACCGCGGGTGGCGGTTCGGGCTGGTCCGGCTTGACGCCGAAGGGCCACTGCGGCGGCGCGTCGGCCGTCTGGACGCCGCCCTGGCAGAACGCGGCCGGAGCCTTCTTCTTGGCCTTCGGCTTGGGCTTGGGCTTGGGCGCTTTTCGGGCTGCCCTGCGCTTTTCATTTCGCGCCTGCACACGGAGCGCCTTTTCAGCGTCCGTCAGGCTCGGCCGACCGGCCCCAGGTCGTGCGCCGCCTCGTGCCATAAGCCGTTGTCCGATCTGAGAAAAAACGAAATTGCGGACCGCTGGCTGCCTGGCTGAAAAATCAACCTGACAGATTTATTGTCC